TATCTATCCAAAATGTTGAATTACAAAAAACTTTTGGATGCTGAGAACTCTATTTCTAATAAGGAAGATTTTGTTCGTGCTTGTATTGAATGTGTTATCAAGAAGGTTCCATGTGGGACTTACAATGTAACCAACACTGGTTATGTTACAACCAAACAAGTTATTGAGAAGATGAAAAACACAATCGCCAAAGATAAAGAGTTTGAATTTTTTGATAATGACGACGACTTCTATAAGACCGCAGCAAAAACTCCTCGTTCTAATTGTGTGATGAGTAATAAAAAACTATTGGATACGGGAATTAAAATGAGGGATGTAAACGAAGCACTAGACTACTGTTTAAACAATTGGAATAAATAATATGAAATGTAGAGTCGCTAACGATGAATTGGTTGAACTGTTTTCTCTTGGAAATTTGTTCATATCAGATTTTGTACAACAACAACCACCCGACGAGTATAAGAGTGAACTCAAGTTGATGTTCTCAAAAACATCTAAACTAGTTCAACTGGAACAAGCTGCTGATCCTGATAAAATGTACGGTCAGTATTGGTATAGATCAGGCACCAATCAAACCATGCGTAACCAACTTAAAAATGTTGTGGACAGTTGTGTGTCTGTACATAAGCCAACCGAGCAACCGTTGTGGTTGGACATCGCATGTAATGACGGAACTCTATTGAGTTTTGTTCCTGACACCTACGAAAAAATTGGTATCGATCCTGCTAATGAGTCTTATACAAAAGAGAGCAAGAAATTTGCAGATGAAATAGTACAAGACTATTTTACCAAAGAATCGTTTGATAAAAGCACATTCAAAGGACGTAAGTGTGATATCGTCACATGTATCGCAATGTTTTATGACTTGCCAGATCCAGTATCATTTTTGAATGATGTGTATGAGGTTCTAAAAGACGACGGAATGTTCGTAATTCAAATGAGTTACACCCCATTGATGATCCAACAAATGGCGTTTGACAATATTTGTCATGAACATTTGATGTATTATACTCTACATTCTTTGTCATATGTTCTTGAACAAACCCAATTCAAGATTGTCGATTGTGAACTAAACGATGTAAATGGTGGATCATTCAGAGTGTATCTACAAAAAACTGACGCATCAGTTACGTCATTTGCAAATGCTCCATACAGAGATGTTGCACAATATCGTGTAAATTCATTGTTTGAATATGAGAATAAGATTGGTGCAAACACCATTGAGTTTTATCTGAATTTCTACGACAAGTTGCGTGAATTAAAAAATACGGTTCATGAGTTTGTTACGTTAAAAAAATCACAAGGAGACAAAGTGTGGGTGTATGGAGCGTCTACCAAGGGAAACACTCTTCTACAATATTTCGGTTTGGACAACACCCTAATTGATGGTGCAGCTGAAAGAAGTCCATACAAGTTTGGATTGAAAACGGTGGGAACCAACATTCCGATCTACTCAGAAGAAGAAATGAGACAGGCTAAACCCAATTATCTATTGGTTCTTCCGTGGCATTTCATCGACGAATTCAAAAAACGTGAAGTTAAGTACCTACAAGATGGTGGTCACTTCATTGTTCCATGTCCAAAGTTTGAGGTGATATGAGAATATTAGTAACTGGAGGATGTGGATTCATAGGATCTCACTTTATAGAAGAGATTCTTAAACGTGATGATGTTGAACATGTTGTTAACATTGATTCAATGACATATGCTGCTAATAAGAATCTTCCGTTTGAATTGGATTCTCGGTACAAATATTTCAACGTAGATATCAACAAAAAGTATTTTGTTTTGTTTATACTCAAAACCTTTCATGTGAATTACGTGGTTCATTTTGCTGCTGAAAGTCACGTGGACAACAGCATTAAAAACTCTGCCCCATTTATTCAAACAAATGTGGTCGGAACACACAATTTACTAGAATGCGTTCGTTCTATTGATCATTTCAAGAAGTTTATCCACGTGTCAACAGACGAAGTGTTTGGTAGTTTGGGTCCGAATGATCCGCCATTCACAGTAAACTCTCCCTATAGACCCAATAGCCCTTATGCAGCCAGTAAGGCTGCTAGTGATTTGTTGGTAAGAAGTTACAATGTAACCCATAAACTTCCTACGGTTATAACAAACTGTAGCAACAATTTTGGTTCACGACAGTATAAAGAGAAAATGATACCAACATGTATCAACCACTTTATGAAACGGTTGCCAGTGCCGGTATACGGCGATGGCAAAAATGTTCGTGACTGGATTTATGTTAAAGATCACGTCAATGCGTTGATCAACATTTTGGAAAAAGGAGAAATTGGTGAACAGTATTTAATCGGAGGAGATCGTGAACTATCTAATCTGTTGTTGGTATATATTATCAAGCAATGTTATGAAGAGGTAACTGGCCAAACAGTTGATTATGACTTCATAAAGTTTGTTGGTGATAGAAAAGGTCATGATTTTAGATATGCTATTAATACTGAAGACTACACCAATAAACTTGGAAAGATTGAGTATAACAACTTTACAGATGCAATCAAAGAGACTATAGTGTCATATACAACATGAGTGAATTTTTTGAAACGGAACAATCTGAGCTGGATAAGGAATACAAACACAAGATTTTGGTATGGCCAAATATAACATACTCTGAAAATCTTGAGAAGGATTCTTATGTAATTGTATTGGCTAGTGTGATTCGAGCACTGCGATCTATTCGTGATGATATCTTTTGGACTATAGTAACTCCTTCTCACACAAAATTGCTTCAATATGATAACACCGAACAAATTTACTATAAGTTCCCTAGCTATCCGAATACAATGCGTATTCATTTCAATGTTGATAAAGTATCTGAGCTTCTTGATATACATAATAAGGATTATGACATAATCTATTCACATCTTCCTGAACATACTCTTCAACTAGCAAATTATTTTTACAACAACGCTGGTATCAGACCAAAGTTTGTTGGATATTGCCATTGGTACGAGGTAGCTGAAAACACCGGATATCCAAAGGACGTGTTTGATTTGAACATTCTTGGAACTCTTGAGATGGAAGAGTGTGGAGTGAACTCTAGGTGGTTGAAAGAGTTGATTCTTGATAGAGCAGCGGACAATTTTAGTGCTGATGTTATCAACAAGCTTAATCGTATTATTCAACCTCACTATCTTCCTGCTGATAGTGATTTCAGTGACGATAAGACCATTGATAAGAGCATTTTCTTCAATCATCGGCCCAACGATTATACAGGTTGGAATGATTTTGTCGCTGTAATGGATAAGTTATGGGCAAAACGGCAAGATTTCACTGTGTACGTTACGTTGGCAGAAGACTCTCGTCCTTACATCAAGAGAGTTGAACTTGAGAGAAACAAGTATTTTGATTTTATCAAACAGATGCATGTAGGTGTTGGATACTTCCAAACATATTCTGCGTGGTCCTTGAGTGTCACAGACGGCTTAACGAGGGGTTTGCCATATCTTCTTCCAAAGAAGTTGTGTTATCCTGAAATGGTGGGTATTGATTATCCCTTGTTCTATGAAAATGAAACTGAGTTTCTGAACAAGTTAGAAGCTGCATTGGACAACAAGAATTTCAAATTGGATCATCGTAATGAACTAGAAGAAATTGCTGATAGTCTCAATATCAAGAACACTGTTTTGACTTGGTTTGATAATTGGAACATCTTTGATGACTACGAAATCATCAAACGCAGCAAGGTATATGTTGATATTGTCAAGTATATTGAAAAGAATGTATCTGTAACAAAGAGAGAAATCCTTGACGACTTGGGGTGGGGACGACAGATTTCATTCACACCATATCGAAATGCTTTGAGAGAAGATCCTCGTATCATCTTGACTAAGGATCGATATATCTTCAAATCTACTGAGAAAACTCCCTAATAACGGCGCAATTGTGAATAAACCTAATGTGAGATTGTTTTAGTACGGCAAAGAATACATTTATGTTTGCGGCAACAACGGTGGTCACAAGTATTCTGTACTGAGATTCACATTCGGTTTTTAATCGTAGTTTTTCGGATTTACGATCACACGAACACATATCACGATAGGTTTCTGCCAACACAACAAAATCTCTAAGATGTGGAATTGTGTTTGTTATAGCATCATTGTTTTTCAACAGGCTATAAAATTCTGTGAAGTTATTTACATTCATAGTATTTTGTTTGATACCAAGAAGTATGTGATCATTGATATCAAATACTCCACAAAAAACATATCAAGTGTGTCATGGAATAAACATGATGATAAGCATATCCAAAATCCTATACACCAAGGACAACTCAATAGTTTTGTTAAAAAGCCAGGATGCTTTTTATACAACCACTTAGGGTATTCAATGGTAAAATCATGTGTTCTGTCTTCTTCAAAGTTGGGTATTTTGAATAACTTTCTCAACCCGAATAGTTGCGCATAAGAAAGTACGGTTTCAGTATGAAACCAAATCAACAAACACACAACTGTGAAGCATATTGAATTTACGTCGTTCATTTTTTTAATACATATGAATGTTTTACTTGAAAGTCGTTAAGACACCCACGTAAATTCTGTTCTGCTATTGATTTGTAATCTTCTCTACCTGTTTTATACGGAACAAACTCTTTGTACGGATTGTTTCTAAGTAGATAGTTTTCTGCCACTATCACGTTTTTCAAAATATACTGCTCTACATCTTCACCGTTGAGTTTCATGATTTGGGCAGCAAACATTACGTAGGTGTCATCTACTCCGTAAGGCCCCAAAATATCGGGAATGTCAGTATACTTCAACAAATTAGAACTAAACAGGTTGAACCATCCTCCGCCGAGTTTTATTTGTGGCGATTTGATAAGCGTTACTTCATCTAAAATTGTTTTTGTTCCATAATATGGATTGAATGATCGTTCACTTCCATATGGGTTATCGATATAACGACTATTGACCAGATGATCCCATGTGGCATCCCAAATCTTTGGAATTTGTGGGGTTAGTATAAAGTATTTGTTCTTGACAGTCTTAGCACAATGAATCAAATAAGGAAGAGTGTAGTCTTGAAATACCAAGTCTGAGTCCAAATACACAAACGCATCGACGGTATCAGCATATTGACGAATACTGTTACGACGTTTGTCATTTATTCCTTTACATTTTCCTGTGTCATCTACATCAAACAGAGCTTGTTTACACCAATTTGTTTTAGTGACGTAGTTTTGAAGATTATTGAACTTCTCTACAAAAAACTCAATTGGAATCTTTGCATTATCCCAATCAACGGTGTTTACGTTCAGTGTAACATCAAGAATAACTTCATCGTCAGTTATTGGATATGAACTCAATACGCACAATTGACGTTCAAACTCGTCCAATTCGTGTGGAAGAAGGTGTGTAACTATTTGAATTTTCATGGTTTACCTATGAATTTTTTGAATTTATGAATTGCTGAGGAAATCACTTGGTGCATGTCGTAGTATCGGTATTCTGCGAGTCGTCCACCAAAAATGTATTTTGAGTCATCCGAGAAAAGAGATCTATATTGTTGGTAAAGATACGTGTTTTTTTCATCGTTGATCGGATAGTATTTTTCCTTACCACGTTCCCACGACTGAGGAAACTCTTTTGATATGACTGTAACATCTTGCTTTCCAAATTCAAAGTGTTTATGTTCGACGATGCGAGTATGAGGGACTGACTCTTCTGTGAAGTTCATTATTGCACATCCCTGATAATCCTTTTTGTTAAGTATAGACTCTTCAAATCTCAAACTACGATATTCGAGTTCTCCGTACTTGTAATCACAAAATTCATCAAGAGCGCCGGTATACACCACCTTCTTTGCCACGTTGTCCCATGATTCTCTATTTTGCAAATAGTCTTCATTGAGAATCAGATCACAACCAACTTGCATGTTCTCCAACATCTTTGTGTAACCGCCGATTGGAACTCCCTGATAACAATCGAATAAGTAATTGTCGTCAAAGTTTGTTCTGATGGGAATTCTAGTTATGATGCTTTTGGGCAACTCTCTTGGCTCTCTGCCCCACTGTTTTTTGGTGTATCCATAAAAAAACTTGTGGTAAATTTCCTCACCTACAGTTGATAGTAGATGTTCTTCCAAGTTTGATGGATTTTCTATTTTAATACGAACCGAGTCTAACTTTGCAACCGCTTCTTCGGGCGTATTACACCCAAACATCTGATGCATGGTTAACAAGTTTATTGGAAATGAGTAGATCTTGTTTTGGTTATTTACTTTTACACGATTTGTGAAGTGGTTAAATTTTGCAAAACGATTTGCGTATTCCCAAACTTCTGTGTTTGGCGTCCAGAAAATATGAGGGCCATATTTGTGAACATTGATGCCATGGACGTTTTCCGTGTAAGCATTTCCGGCATTATGTGAACGTTTGTCGATAATGAGACATTTTAGACCGTGTTCTGTTGCTTGTTGAGCAAAAACACTTCCAAATATACCACTACCTACTATTAGAAGATCATAGGAGTTCATATTTTGATAACTCGTTTATTTGTTTATTCAGGCCTTGAATTGTGTATTTTGACTGATGTATCGATTCTAGATTTCTAAAACAATCGTTTGATTGAACTGGATTGATTTTTAATGTAACATTGAAATGTTTTGCGATACTTTCTATAAGTTCGTATTTAGAAACAGTATTTGGAGAGTGCAAATGTCTAACACCTTTCCAAAAGTCATTGTTTGTTATGATTTGATCTATTGTTTTAGCTAATTCCAAACACGTTAATCCGTTCCAGTAGTGGTTGGTGAAACCATTTACAGTTTTATTGTTCTGAGATTTGACCCACTCGCACAGTGACAATTTGTTTTTCAACTCTTCTCCGATAATTGAAGTTCTGATTATTGTTAACGAGTTGTTTTCTCCTAGAGATTTACTCTTTCCATATTCGTCTTCACAATCGTGTACATCTGTTTCTATGTATCTTCCTTTTTTCCCACTAAACACGCAATCTGTAGTTACATGAATTACTTGACAGTTACTTTTTTCTTTGATTTTTGCCAACACATGAGGAAGCAAGCTGTTAACCTTCACCATTTCCACCAAACTTGATTTCCTCTGTTTGATTATACCAGCAGAGTTAATGATGATATCATGTTCATTTATTGAATTACGTTGAAAAAAATCGCAGATTTGACTTTCATCATCACAAAAATCCACATCGTTTCTGTCTGGACATATTGTTTCATATTTTGATTTGAATAGTTGTTTCAAATATGTTCCGAGCATGCCGGACGAACCTAGAATAAAAATTCGCATATTATGGCTTAAAATAGTTGTGGATTTTCAAAAACTGGTCGAGGTCTTTCTTTGAAAGACAATTGTCTCTCGATGAGTATTCGTTGTTGGGAAAACTTGGTTTACAAAAAGTTTTTTCTTGGTGTAAGAGATAGATGTCATCTTTCCCTATAAACTCCATTCTTGGAATTTCCTCGCTTGATGCCATGATTTCATGAATCTTTTCACCACTTCTTGGTTTAGAAATGTTGAATTTTAATCCATACTTGTCCTTAAAGATATCAAATAGATCTGATATAAAGAAACTTTTAGCAACAGGAATCACATTTACATTCGTATACTTCAGTGACTTTTCCACAACTGATACTGCGTCTCCTATTGTTAGGAGAAATCTAGTCATCTCGGGATCATACAAAGTGATGGGTAGTTTATTGTTTAGACTATTCCATATCAATGGCAGTATACTTCCTGTGCTATTCACTATATTACCATAAATAGCCGTTGATAACAAAACGTTTGAAGTGCCGGATATAAAAGATTCTCCTGCCACGTACTTCATTGCACCGTAGATGGTTGTAGCCGATCTACTTTTATCACTGGAAATAAAACATGCCGATTCAAAACCATTGTCTTCAGCTATTTTTCTACTGTTGAATGCTCCTTTAACAATTACTTCTTCTGCTTCTTCATAATTGGTATGACATGCTTCAATTTGTTTTAGAGATGCTGCAAAAATACCTATATCGTTGTTTTTGGATGACCTCTTTAACAATTCATAATTTCTCACGTCACCTATTACACAATTTAGGTTTGGGTATTGTTTTTTTAAGAAGTAGTGTTTAGCTTCGTCGCGTGAATATATGGTTATTTGGTTGTCTGAATAGAAATGTTTTATTAACTCTTTTCCAAGATAACCCGCGCCACCGGTGATGAAGATTTTTTTGTTTTTGATACTAGTCATTTTGTTTTATTCTCAATCACAGAGTTACGTTTTTTATTTTGGACAATACCTGTCCAACTACCAAAGCCATATCCAAATACGCATATGTTGATAAAGTTCCTGTAAATATAACGTCTTTTTCTTGTTGTGCCAACTCTTTATACTTTTGATACATTTCTGGTCCGCCGTTAAAAGACAACGGATAATATGGAATGTCATTGTCACCACAGGTAATAGGATATTCTTCTGTAATTACAGTAATTCCATTATGACCAGGCGTAAAATAACTATGATCGTATTTTCTGGTATACTGATTTTCGTGGGTATTTGAATTTTCTAAAAAGTGTGGCATTTTTTCACTGGTGACTTCGTGTTTGAACTTCAAAGATCTATAAGGAAGTTTGCCGAAACAGAACTTAAAGTATTCGTCTATTCGACCAGTATAAATTGTTAGATCTGCCGGATAATCTATCCAATCGTTTTTAGAGCAGTTAAGTTTGACTTCAATTCCATCAAGCATGTTTTCAAACATTGCAGTGTATCCTTTTTTTGGTATACACTGATGCTTTTGAGTTCCAAACCACGTAGGATCTTCTAGGTCGGACGTATTTGGGAGTTTGCTGATTATAGACTTTGGTAGATCTTCATATGGTATACCCCACTGTTTTTCAGAATAGTCTTTGTATATCAAATCAGCCAACTCTTCAAAAGTCAAATCTCGCCCCAATTCTTTTCTTGTTTTTTTACTATACGGAAGAGATATAGTGCCTAACTTTGTCTTGCCTTTTGGTTTGACTTCAAATGGAATCCATTCCGTATAGTTGGATAGAAAGTTGAACGCTTCATCGTTGTTTGTGTGAAAGATATGAGGGCCGTAATTATGCAACATTACACCGTTAACATTACAATCATAACAATTACCGCCTATATGACTACGGTTCTCAAAAATAATTGTACGATAACCCTTTTCTTTTAAAATTGCAGCTGCTGTAACTCCAGCAAGTCCACATCCAACAATTTTTACTGTTTTCGTTTGCATAAATCGACTACCATATTTGCATAATGTCTATATGTATTGGGTTTTTCGTTTACGTATTGATTTATTCCATTCTTATAGTCTTGGATGTATGATTTTATAGAGAAAATCATATGATCCACATTGTCAAATGACTCACACTCAGGTACAGTTTCATGCTTCTTAGCAAAGTCTTTCATTCCACTTATTCTATTGAGCATGAATATTTTTGAATTGCACATTGGAGCCTCACCACATCTAACTGTAAAATCCAAATAAACCGGACCAACATTTTCGTGGAGAGTGACAATCGAACGATTATAACGACTTATACATTCTTCTGGACTGATATAACCGTTTTTGTTGTATGAAACATTTAGGCCGGAACTTTCAAGAACCTTGAGCATGTGTACTACGTTTGGTCTATTGTGAAGAGTTCCGAAGTAAGTGACATCTATATCTTTTGGGCTTGATTTTCTGATAGTAGACTGAGCCAAGCAACATGGAAGATACATGTAATAGAAGTTGTCAGATAACTGATATGTGTCATTGGAAATCTTTTTGGAATCTTGAATTTTCTTCTTTAAATCAACAACATTTACATTTTCCGAACCATATTGAAGGTAGTTTGGCGAAAACCCCAATCTCAAATATTCATCAATTACGTCCGAATCATGCAATATGCTTCTCGAACACATGTAAAAGTTTGTGTTAGGATTGTTCTTTGCCAGACTTTCAACATCAATCAATGCCCATATGAACGCGTTTTTGATTCCATCATATGAAATTTTATCGAAATCGCCCGATTCTCCAAACAATATATCCATCTGTTTATTTTTTGGGATGTTATGACTCAAATGAGGTTTTATGTAGCTAAAATTTACATTAGGCACATTTGAAAATGCATCGATAAATCCAAGCGTTTTGTTTTTGTCATATGGACATCCATCTACATCGCCGGTTACTGAAATATTCATAGTAGTGATTTACGTTCAGATTCTATAAAAGAGTTGTATTTTTGTGATAGATAATATATCTCATTCAACGTATTTTTATTGGAACCTATTTTTTGTAATTTATCAACCATATCAACGTTGTGATACAAGTTTTCCACCGAATAGTCTGAAGTTGGAACCAACGACATTAAATCATTTCTAACAAAAATTGCATTGGCTGTGTGACAAACAAGCGTGTAATTTTTTGAAACAGCAAGTTTGTTAACAGAAACTAGAGAACATCCCTGATCATACGTAACAAACTCATCTGTTTTACTAGAATTTGTCTCTATGATAATTACTTTGGGTAAAAATCGTTCTATTGATTCAAATACATAGTAGTCACATGAGTCGATATCAATTGACATCAACGCAAAGGTATCATTGTTAATTGTAAAAGATGATCGAAATAGAATGTTATCAATCGAGTTTGTGTCGTTTTTATCTGGAGATACAAAAGCATGTACAGATTCAACTCTATTGATCTTTTTTGAAATTTTTTCTAGTTCTTTAGCCTTGTGATGATCGCCCTCTATCAATATAGCTTTGAAATTTCTATTCTTCCACAAATTGTAAACGTTGCTAAGATACACACCATCCCACGCTCCAAACTCTACAACTATTCCCGAATCTATTTTCAGATCCTTGAAAAGTTGTTCAATGATTCCATCTTCACCGTTCTGGGTGTAAATGTTTTTTGCAAATTGTATATAGTGACTCATATTTTTATGTAATTTACCGAGGGTAGAACGAAAAACTTGGTTCTCATTTGATAATCATACCAACTGTCGTTTGTGTTTCCACGTTGATGTGATGACATTATACATACTTGGTTGAAGTTAGTATTGATGTGACGAATCGACGCAGCAAGCATATGTGGACCCGAATTCAAAGATACAAATGTTTTACAGCAGTTAATTAGATCAACATATTTTGTTAACGTATCTGCTTCTATTGTTTGAAATCCAAACGTATCAATCGGAGAATGAGGATTGATTACTAGTTTTATGTTTGAATAAGTAGATTTGATATAGTTTACAACTTTTGGTAAATCATAACTGATTGATATGGATCCAAGATCAATCAACGTATCTATGTTGGATATGTCGTTTTTTGGAGTGTAGTATATCTTTGGAAAGCTATTTTTGGGAGTGAGTCCGTGAACATATTCCCAGTTCTTTATGAAGTCGTGGTATCTATTCTCATATACACGGCCGGGAATGTCGCCTAAGGTCCAAGGTACGATTGATTGTCCTTTAACGTATGGATTTAGATCCCAAACCAGCGAACGTGTATGCGGACTTCTGAACGGGGCATCGTCTGTGAGAAAAACATCATGGCCTTGTTCGTGAAACATTTCGGGCAACGTAGAGAATTGAAGCGCGTCTCCTAATCCTCCAAAAAAAGATTTTATACCGTGTGTCATATAGTTTTCATTTCCAATAACTGTATATTCCTTCCGTCAATTCATAACGCATTTTCTTCACTTCACGCATTGGTTGAGTCAACGCCCAACGAAACATCTTATCTATCAGTATCTCTACATCCGTGGAGTCATTGAATCTCAATACTTCTTTAGCTTTAGAGTGATCACAATATGCGTGTTTAATCTCATGTCTGGCTTCGACGTGTTCTATCTGACCGTCATATCCATATTGTTTTGTTACCTTCTTGACGAGAGCGGCAATGTCAAGTATTGTAAAGAATCTATCTGATCCAATGTTGAATACATCGTTGTCGTTTTGCGTGCATAGTCGATCAAATGCCGAAAGACAATACTCAACATCTGAGAATGCTCTAGTTTGCAATCCATCTCCATAGATTGTCATTGGCTTGTCGTCAAGAGTCTTTCGAATGAATATGCCTATGACGTTCCTATAGTTGTCCCAGATGTTCTGATAGATGCCAAGGACATTATGAGGTCGAACTATGTTGTATCTCAATCCAAATTGTTCACTCGCTTGAACGATATCCATCTCTACAGCGAGTTTAGCGATTCCATATGGATCAGCTGGAGATGGGATCATCGACTCCGTGTATGGTGCTGGATTGTGTCCATACACAGCCATGCTCGACGTGAATATCAGTTTTGCATTATATCTGATGCATTCGTTTATCACGTTGATCGAGGTCAACAGGTTGTTTCTGTAGTTGAAATTACGAATGAATGGAGAAAGTCCTTCAGCCGCATAGGCGGCAAAGTGAAATACTACATCGGGCCGATGTTTCTCAAAGATACGAGATACCTCAGTTTGATTCTCCAAGTTGACTTCGTAGAACGTGAACTTGGAGTCGTTTGGCAAGAAGTCAGCATATCCGCCGGAGAAGTCGTCGATCCCGGTGATGTCATGACCATTTGTCAAACACCGTCGTACATAGTTTGCGCCAATTAGTCCTGCGCAGCCTGTTATCAAGATCTTCATGTGTTTTTTAGATTCATCATCTGATAAGTATTTGTGAAGTTCTTACCGTGCCATCCAAAGTGACGAGTCAGATCAAATGTGATCTGTGACTTCCACGGAGTTCCAAGTTCTATACAAGGATTCTCATATGAAAAGCGACAGGCCACTTCAAATGGAGCAAACTTTATTCCTTGCTTTATAGCTTCATCATACTTTCGAGTGCATAAAAATGAGTCTTCTCCGATTCCACCACACGTTGAAAAGGTATTTGAGTAGTTCAAAAACTTTCTGCTTCGAAGGGAGAATCCTCCGTTTCCGACTCTATTTTTATCAAAGACATCTCGTATCTCAGAAGAAATAGTCTGAAGATTTATCCAGTCGTTTTCATTTGGCCACGGAGCACCGATATAGTCGTAGTCTAAGAATTCGTCGGACCACATGTCAGCATTTACGATATGACCATCGTCTTGAATCAAGAGGATATAGTCTGCGTCGGAATGCTGGCCGATTGATAACACGAAGTCGTTGTATTGATGCCAAGTAAGTTTATCGATTTTCTTACACTCGACGTTCTCGTCTTGCAAGTCGTCAGATGAAAACAAGATCGACCGGTTGAAGTCAAACATCCTTTGACAGTACCGTATCGCCTTCAATGACTGTACGGGATCGACGCAGTTGATGGATACAATGTCGATGTTAGATAGAGTTTTTTTCATCGAATTGTTATGATGTCTGAAAATTTCATGGAAGATGTAAGTTTTGATTGTGTTTTGATCCACAGATTAAATCTCTGTGTCTTGATAGAAGAATTTTGCTGTTTTTGAAATTTGACATCAACAACCACTTCCTTGGTTTGTTATTTTCTCTTGTTCCACCCCAAGAATCTTGAGATTCAAAATCTATCCAATAACATCCGGATTTATAACCTTTTTTAAAAGCTCTATAACACAGATCGTGATCGTCCATGTCTTGTGGAGAAAATTCTTCGTCAAAATAATCCAACTCTTGTAACACACTATGTTTCAACAACAACGGACCTCTATTAACTGAATCTCGTAGAGCAAATGTTTCACGGGTTATGTTGTTTCTATCAGCGTGATCGGTATGAAACAGAATGTCTGCCCAATCGTTTCCATGAAAGTCATCTTTGTTAACGTCTTTTGAATTTGAGTTTAATATCCAATTGTGGGCGGTTCTAGATGTAACGGCAAAAACATCACTGAATGCTTGTATTGGCTTCAACATTCTGACATTCCATCCGTGTTCTTTAACTATCATGTCGTCTTGAACAATAATGATATGATCGCCCTCGCTGTTTCTTGCAGCAATGTTGTTTGATTTGGTTTCAAATACATTGGGTGCATAGAACTTCTTTATGTGTATTGAACGATTTGACGCAATGAAGTTGTCAAGAATGAGTTCCGATTTATCCGTACACCCATCAAGAACCACGACCAATTCATATGATCCAATAGTATTTGTTTTGATTGCTTCTAAAACTCTTTCTAAAAGAAACGCTTTGTTGTGTACAGTTAAATTTACGCTAGTCATAGTTGTTAGTCACACTCGTTTACGTTACATTTAATATGATCACGAATGGCATTATGAAAATATGGTTTATCATGTTTAATGATTAAATTAGACAAAATACTTTGATCATATCTATGATCCACGTATTTTGGTAAGTTGGGTAGACCGCAAGTGTTTGGATCATCTGTTATGATTCTTTCATCTTTGCAATATTCAAACCATTCAGATAAAAAATCGATGGAGTGGTTATTGTTTTTTATTGCCAACACTCCCGCTTCACATTGCTTTGCATTCCAATATTTATCGTAATCACATCCCATGTAATGAAACGTATCACGTTTTGTATACATGTGATTCGGATATCCTCCTAGTAGAAAGCACATAGATTTTGATGTAAGTTCCTTCTCTATGATTTCTAATGCATCTTTTGTAAAGGTGTCTGCACTGTCTATATAAAACAAAATTTCATTGTTGCCTATTTTTTTCAGTGTTTCAAGTATGATGTACGGTTTCCAAAGACAAAATCCACTGCCTCTTTCTCTATCAAGGATTTTTGAATGTGTTCGATAAAAGTCGGTGGATTTTATTTCGTCGAATGTATACGGAAAACAGTTCAATCCCAATGTTTTTGCAAACTCATTGAGTTTTTGTTGTTGTGATGTATATTTGTAATTTGAAAATGTAACAAAATTAATGCTCATAGAGTAATATATTTCGAGATGTATTCCACTGAATTATAGTAATCGATCAACTGAGTTTTGGTAAACGATTGTAACGTGCCTAACAACTTATTGTTTTGAGAAAAGTATAGATTTTCTTTCGATGAATTATTTCCACGTTCATGTTCTAGATGATAGACGATACGATTATCCAAATGTTCTACTTTACGATCTAGTTTAACAAATCTGTGATACCGTTCTAAATCCTCTGGACCATATGATATGAAGTATTCATTTTCCCAACCATATTTCTTGTATGCATCGGTGTTAAAAAACTGACAATGGCCATACCAACTCAAAAATGATTTTTCCAGAAAGTCTGAATTTTCTAAGTTTTCAAGAGATTTTCCATTTTTTACACTATTACGGCCGTTATGGTTAACTCTGTGTTGACAATTACCATAACAATATGGATACACCAACTCTAGTTCATCTTTAATAATACGATTTCTAGCCGTTACATACGAATCAATTGGCAAAAGAACATCGATGTCATAGTTAACGGTTACAGTCGTTTTGACCATATTCAACATATGGTTCAAGTATCTAGTTCTGTGGAATACTGGACCGTCGTTTTTTTCAAAAATGTAGGTGGCTTTACCATTTAACTTATCTCCAATCTGTGATTTTGAATCTGCTTCATAAATAATGATGTTGGTATCTAAGTTCTGAGTCAAATACTCAAACGTAGTGTAGAAGTTTTCCAATCGGTCGTTGCTATCAATTTTGATTGGAATGATAAATGTTACATCTTTTAGATTTACTTTTCCACCGGTGGTAGAGTGTATCGTCGAAACAGATATTTCTCCGACGCTAGGTGTAGGTAAAACAGATATTTCTTTCACGTCAAGTGTATTTTCTTGAAGTTTTTTAAGAAGAGCTGGATCGGCGTTTCGTCTCCACTGTTTTTCTGATTGAGATTCCATATTTTTTGATAATATTTTTATATCACTATAAAGTTTGGTTATGTTGTACGATTTCATATAATAATCCAATTGGGTTGATATAAATCTTTGGTATCTAAGGATTTAAGTTGCTCTCTAAACCAAGTGGATGGCGCTACGATTTTTTTGTTTTTTGAAAGATTCAACCAACTTCCCCACCAACCAAAAGAACTGTTTGATAGAATGTGATGATCACACAACGTCATTATACATAGATCTACATATTGGTTTTGAGTCTCTGATATGAAGAAATTTTTACTGCCAGAGAACGTTGTTTTTGCCCAAGGAATGTCATCAGTCAAAACAACAAAATTGTACGATTTATCACTGAAGTGAGATGACAATGCGTTTCCATAATACTGATTTGAACATACTCCGTGCCATGTGTATTGTAGATAATCTCCACGTCTAACGTGTACTGACACCACCTCATTGTCTTTTTTGGAAGATAAAAAGTTTGACGATTCATCTACAATATCTTGTTTGAATTTGAATTCAGATCGTATTTGATCTTCGATGTGATCAAAATACTTGTTGGTTTGAAAATACCCACGAATCTTTACATCATCGCCGGTGTGAAAGAACTTTTCTTGAAAATGATACTCATCTGCCGCTTCATATATGGTTTTGGAGGGTGACGTTGAGTGTTTCGCTGAAAGATCAAAACACTTATCAATAGTAAGCTTTTGAGAGTATTGTTCTATTGCATTTTCTCTCCAAGATAGATTATCTCCGAGATTGTAATCAATTCCATATTCCAACCCTTGTTTTGTTGCAATGCCCAACAATGCTGCATATTGAAACATTTGGTTTCCCAATCTACCGTGTGGTCCTATATCACATGTAATCATTTTTTCCTAATGTTGTCGTCAACGTTAAAATCTTTTGTGTATCGTTGGTTATCACTACGTTGTTTCTCTATAGTTTTTTCGTGATATAACGATAGTTCTTCTTGTGCAGGTAACTTTGCAAAACTCTTCATTCCAATAATGGTTTCGTGCAATTTTCTCTCCCATTTGATATGGGATAGATTTTTGTAAATGCGAGACTGATAATCAGGCCAGTTTACATGATTACGTTCATTGACTCTCCATCCCCATGTTTTAATATCCAGTGGAGTTATTCCAACAAAGTTATTTGCCCTGGAAACCCAAAACATCTCGGTTGCAGAGTTTGATTCTAGAATGGATTTTAGATTATCAAGTAGAACCTCGTTGGGAAGTTCATCTGCGTCAATTTGAAAGATGTATTTTCCTTTACAATAAGAGTTTCCGTAGTTTTTATGTTCTCCGTAGTTTTTGTCGAGATGATGAGCAACCAATTTAACACCAACAACTGATTGATATTCATGTAATACGTCCGCTGTATCTTTGTCATCAGAGTAATCATCCAATATCACAATCTCATTACCATCGTTGTATTTTGTAAGAAGATTCAACAAACGACGGAGTTGTTTTCCCTCGTTATGACATGTTACTAAAAATGATATGAACGGATCACTCATACAGATAAACTTGGAACATTTGATTTCTTTAGTTGTGGAATAACAATAGGAGATTCAACGGCAAACTCAGGAACATACGTGTCGAGAATTCCGTGGAGAACTTTGTCCATTGATTCCAAAGAAAAGTCTTTTGAGTTCTTTTCAGCAAGTTCAATTGACTTGTCTTTTGACTTCTGAGTCATACCAAAAAACGCTCGTTTTAGTTTATCTTCTGCGAGTCCGTTTGATACTACGAACCAAGCAGAGTCTTTGATCAACCATTGGTTTACTGATGCCGGATTTAGTTGTTCAAGTTTACCTTGAAAAAGGTTATCTGGAACTGACGACAAAAAGTCCAACTGACCACTCCAGTTTGGTGCAAGAACGGGTTTTCCACTCAAAGATGCAAGTAGTAGTGGGTGACCAAATCCTTCACCGTGCGTGAACGATATGTGACACTTGACTTTTTCATGGTTATAGAGTGCGTTCATTTCTACATCATTCAATTCACCGTGAACCAAATATACCTTTGGCAAATCTCCTTGTACCATTGTTTCTACAACTTTGATTCGTTTGAGAGTTTCGCTGAGATCTATTTTTGAGAAATTTGTCCCACTCGTCTTTAAAATCAAACACGGTTTTTGATCGCGATCCTTAAATGTTTCTAGAAATGTCTTGATTAGGTTTCCAATGTCTTTTCTATCGTGAAACGCACCCGCACTTGTCCACTGACCAACAAACAAGAACCCAAACGTCTCAGGAATGGTTGACATAATCTTTTCGATTGACTCAACCTTCTCGTCTGTACGTTTATATACGTTGGTATTAGCACCCCAGAAACATACTTCCATTGGTTTTTCTGAACGTAGTGGTTCTTTTCTTCCGCTACCGTCTTTGTATTCTCGGGTATAATCCGCCTCAGCAAACACCTTTTTTGAATGTTTTGAGGTGACGATATTCATGTTCATACGGTTCAATCCTTCAATCCACTCACCCGCTGCAGCTGTGGTTTCAATTCCTGCCGTCATACCAATATTGTACTTACCGATTGGATTGAATTCGTTTGGAATGGAGATTTGAATAAACACATCTGGTTGTCTATTAAGTGGTTCTCGAAGTGTCTTTTCAAACAACACCTTGTTCATTGGATCTGATGGATCCAATTCTTCATTGGTACGCTTGATTACGTTTCCGCCCCACTTTGTTGCGGCGATTCGCACATCAAACTTGTCATATCGAATAACGCTTTTGACAACTTCTTTTGACCAATCTCCGTATCCACTACGACTAAAGACTGGAGCTTGTATAACACACAATGGTTTGCTCATATTATTTGTTGAAAAGTTTATTGTCTCTATCACGAATTGCTTCTGAATATTTTTGACCTACCTGAAATTCTGTTTCTTTTTGTTTTATTAGATCTTCGATAGTTTTACGTGAAGGATTGGAATTGTTTGATGGAACAGCGTTATCAACAACCTTTTTGTTGTCGCTGCTTCCAAATCCATTCGTACCACGTTGTGTATCAGTCAAATCATCAACTACACTGAATCCGTTGACGACTGTTGCACACGATTCAAATATGATTTGTGCGACAGCTGTTTCCTTGCCATCTTTAATTATAGGAAGTAAGATTGGAGTATCACTTAGGTTGATAAGTGCTACCAGAATCTCTCCACGATAATCACTGTCAATGACACCGGCTAGTACGTCTATTCCATGTTTTACAGCAAGTCCACTACGTGGAGCAACTCTACCATAGAATCCCTCAGGAATTGCAATTGCAACATCTGTTTTGAATGATTTACGTTCGCCGGGCTTTAATTCGTATGACTCCGTGGTGTACAAGTCATAACCAGCAGCACCAGAACTGCCTTTGGTTGGAATCACTGCTTTTTCAGATAATTTTTTGATGTTCATACTAATTTCTTATTTACCTCTTCTTGAATTTTGTTGATATCCACAGGTCGGAATGGAACTCCAATTTGATTTTCTGGCTGTACTTGGTTTACATACTCATCGGTATTATGAATACTGAACGAAGATACAGGAACAAAGTTTTCAATGGTAAAGTCCATTGCTTTAATCAATTGATCACACATGTTACGTGCATTCAATCCACCTTCATTTAGTGCCCATCTGCGTCCTTCAACACCACACTTCTCACGGGTTTCAGAACCCGCAAGATACCAATACATGAGTGCATCAGCAACATCTGATGTGTATAACATATCGTCAAAAATATATGGAGTTTCAACACTCCCATGCATGTCGATTGCCGAAGGCCAAACGGGTTTTGCCCACGCACCATGCGTTTTGTATCTACCACAGTTGTTAGAACCAAACTCACGGGTAAATTCTACGGGGTTTCCTTCGTCATCTAGTTGACCGATTTGATCTTGAAGACCACCCGTAACATTTGTAATAACAGGAGTGCCAGCCATGATAGATTCAGCAATACTAAGTCCAAATCCTTCATTACTAGAAATACTAATGGTAACATCTGCCAAATTGTACATGAGATTCATTTCATCTGGAGTGATTTTCTTTTGGGAAAAATACACCGCATAATCTCTACAAATTGCTTCTTTAACTGCAAGCAAATCTGTACCATGACCGTGTTGACCAATGATTTCTGTATGCAAAATCAAACAGCATCGTTCTGATTTTGCTTTTGGTAGACTATCACAGAATAGTTTAAATGCGAGAATCAGGTTTGATACTTGTTTTCGTTTTGTGTTTCTACTATTGAAAAACACAGCATAATCATATGTCTTTCCATTATAGAAACGTTTCTTACCCTCACTCAACGCTTTGTCATTCTCTGGTAGAGGTTTAAATACGTTTTCGTTGATTCCGTGTGGTACGTAATGTAATAGTGTTTTTCCTTTTACTGACATAGATTTCCTTCTTTATCGAGATCTCCATTAACGGTTGTACAATTTTCTGGTCCGAGAACCCACTTGTTGATGTTGTAGGTCTGTTTGCTGATACTAAACAATGAGTCACAACTTTGATAAAACGGTTTGTTCCACATTGGATATGGAAGATCGTCCCAAATGTTTAAATATGTGATGGGAGTCTTCTTTCTGATTTCCCGTTCGAGAGCATACAACCACTTCCAATATCTTGGATCAGTGAAATGCATGATTGCATCAGGCTTTTCTTTGGCCATGACTGAAAACAACAAATCTTCGCTGCCATAACCCTTTGTTGCATAAACCATCACGTATGCGTCTTGCACACCTGTTTGTTTTCTGGCTTGATCGTTGAGATCAAATACTTTTCCTGCATCTGGATGTTCTCTCGCACCACCAATTTGAACCCAATCATAATGATGCACCGACCCCATTACAAGTTCCCTTGACATGGTTGATACACCGCTGTGCATTCTAAGATCGTCGCTTAATAGTAGTATCTTTTTCTTTGCCATAATTAGGAAGACTGTTCGGTTGTAGTTGACGGTAGAATAGTTGCCTGACTTTCTTCAGACAGTACCGGCACCCGATAGTTGTAGATTTGATCTCTAAATGAAGAATCCTTGGTAAACAAATGCAATGATCTGTTTACCAAGTCTTGTAGATGGAACTTCTTAACTTGAGATAGTTGTTTGAATTGTTCGTAGGCCTCTTTATCGACCTTAACACTAGTAAATGCTTTTGATGACATAACGTTCATCATATATATGCGCATATACGGTGTTTGATTTTTTTAATTAGTCTTTATCTGCCTTCGCATCACAATTCTTTTTGTAGTGACTACAATACTTACAATGTTTTTTGTTTTTGCCTGGAACTTTCGGATAACTTCCAGTTTCATTGTATTGACCTTCTTTTGTAAAACACTCATCGATAAACTGAGTGAAGTTCACAACTGATTTAGAAATGAACTGTTTTCCATGAGACGGTTCAAAAATTTGAATACGGTTCTGTGGAAAATTGCTGTTCTCAAACAGTTTTCGCTTGAGGATGTAAAACTCGACATCAATCTTATCAAGCGGAACTTCAAACTTCTTTGAATAAAATGCCTTATACAAAAGCAACTGAGAATACTTGCTCTCATCTTCTTTCATGTAACTATTCCATCCACTGGAACTGGTCTTGAAATCCCAAATCTTGTATCTACCAGTTGTTTTATCTTTCAGAATAAGATCAACGTATGCAATGAAATCAATATTGTTCTTGATTGTAAGTTCGATGGGAACTTCGACGCCAATGAATTCGTATTTGCGACTCGGAAAATGTTTGAGTCTATTGGCAGAACTCATGAACGTGTTAAGAATATCTTCTCCGTCGAAAGAAAACTCTTTGAATTCATCTTCTGTGTATTGAAGGATCTCTTTGTTTTCATCTAGAATTTTCTTGAAATCCACACGGAATTCAGCGTTTAGATTGATTTCATCAGCTTTCTCAACGCCCTCAGTGTAAAGGGTTTTGATATAATTCTGAAGTGTGTTGTGTATGGCTGTACCGAAACAGGTGTTTAAACTAGCTTCGTAAACACGCAAACCTTTCAAATAGTTCAAGTACCAACTATGTGGACATTTGAACCAACCAGAATATTGGGAAAAACTGACCCTCTTTTTGTTTTTTTCTTCTATTTTATCAGACATATTTATACTGTACCACAGTCAAATCGTAAAGTCTACTACTTATATCCAATGAAAACCATAATACTTACATTTCTTTTCACTCTCAACATCATGGCACAGGGAGTGTTTTTTGTAGAAAAACAAAACGGAACCGTTTCTCTTGAGAACGTCGTAAACAATGTTTTGTCAACCAATGCCCCAACGGTAGGACAGACATATTCAATAAACAAACAAAACTATGCGGTTAAAACTGGAACAAACTCAGAGGTGACCGTGTTTCTTTCAAATGACATATATATCAAAGCAAAAGAATCCACACATTTGACTTTTGATAATTTTGATCAAACCATATCCAACATTGATAGTCTGCCAGCAAAAGTTCAATATTCATCATATGTAAGTTCTCTGTCTTTGATTGAAGGTGAATTGGAGGTAGTATCTCAACAAAAAGATGGTGCCGACGCTTTGGCTACTATCAACACCACATTGGTTTCTGTGATGCTCACTAAAGGCAAGTACGTAATAAGCGCAGATGACCGCACAACAGTGATTGTTGTTCTGGATGGATCAGTATTGGTTTTGGACAATTCTTCCAAGAAAAAGGAAACAGTGAAGGCCAAACACACCGCTGTCATTGTTCCCGCTCCTAAGTTTCAAGGTCGTGGTGTAGACACCTCATTCAAGAGAGGTAATATTTTTACAATAAAAGAAACATCAAATGCGGATGCTGAATCCTATCTATTGGGTGTGAACTCAATCGAGGAATCTGCCATTCAATTTAGATTTATTGTGGTGGATAAAACAGTCAGGGGAGTTAGAATAAATTGACAAGTGATACGGTGTGGACTAGCCTGATAGAATGACGTTAGAACAGCTACATTCTTTAAATGAAGATGAAACCGCAATGTTGTGGTATGTCATCAACAAGGTTAATCCTATACTTTCCACGGTTGAATTGGATCCGCCACTGTTCCCATCAATCAATAAACAACGGTTGATGGATCGTGTATCAACAGCAGAATCGTTGATCAAAGAAGAACATAGACCCATTTATGATGGATTGAAATCCAAGATGGGTATGAATTAAAAGTTATGTATCAAAACATTTATATCGACAAAAAGAATGAAATCGTCCACCTATGGGATGATGAAAAGGGGTATCTTCAATTTAAGATGCCAAAGTATGCGTATCGTAAGAAGGCTGGTGGACGATATCGTTCGGTTTGGGGCGATGAATTGGAAAAGGTAACATTTTTCAATCGTAATGATCCGAGTATTTTTGAAGGAGATGTTCCCACTGAAACTCGCGTGTTGATTGATGCTTATGAAGATAGCGATGAACCGTCTAAAGGACATCGTATATTGTTTTTCGACATTGAGGTAAGTACCGAAGGAGGATTTCCAAATATCGAAGAAGGTGACAAAGAAATCACTGCTATTGCTTTGTATGACAACATCTCAAAGAAGTATTTGGCATACATTCTAGACAAAGAAGGCAAGCTTCAAGACTCTGAGACGGAAGAGACGGTAATTTTGAGTTTTCAAGATGAAGAAACTCTAATTGGACATTTCATGACCAAGTGGGAAGAGATTCAACCAACCATCATCACGGGGTGGAATGTTGATGGCTTCGACATTCCTTATTTGTACAATCGAATCAAGCGAGTGATGGGTAGTTCATTTGCCAAGAGATTGAGTCCGATTCAAGAATGTTACTATAACACATTCTCTAAAAGAATAGTAATTGCCGGTGTATCGAGCATGGACTATTTGACACTGTATCAGAAGTTCAGTGGAAAGAATGAACCGAGTTACGCTCTTGGTGCTATTGGTAAAAAAGTAGTCAAGATGGAAAAGATTAGCTACAGAGGTAGTTTGAATGATCTATATAAAGAAGACATTCAGAAGTATATTGACTACAACTTGAATGACGTTAAGATTGTTGTTGCCATTGACAAGAAAGTTCAGTTTATTGATTTGGCACGACGTATTTGTCATACGGGACATGTTGGTTATGAACAGTTTGGAACTTCATCTAGATATCTTGAAGGCGCAATTCTAATGTATTTGCGTAGACACGGACGTGTTGCTCCAAATAAACCTATTGAAGGACGTGAGGAATATGAACAAAGATTGGAAGACAATGAAGAAGGATTTGAGGGAGCATACGTTAAAGATCCTATTCCTGGCCGTTACGAGTGGGTGTACGATTTGGATCTTACATCGATGTATCCAAATATCATCATCTCACTTAACATTTCTCCTGAGACTAAAGTAGGTGTTATTGGTCGCATTGAATATGATGACTGTTACATTGACGAAAGAAAATTGGAACTCACTGAAAGTCACAACAATTTGAGCGATTCGGCTAAAAAAGACACTTCATTGGAACAATACATCGATCAACGTTTGTATAGTTACAACGCTCGCATGTTTTCTCAAGGAAAAGTCAACAAGTATTTTGTCGGTTCCACTGCTTATACACACAAAGAGTTGTCGAGTCTATTGATTGATTCTAATATGAGTATAGCAAGCAACGGAGCTATTTACAGACTTTCAAGCGAAGATGGTAAAGAGGGTACAATTCCAAGTATTCTTATCAAGTGGTTCAATGAACGTAAAGAAATGCGTAAGTTGGCAACCAAGTATCATGAAGAAGGAGACATTGAAAAGTATGAGTTTTTCGATCAACGTCAGAAAGTGCAGAAGATTTTGCTCAACTCCATTTATGGATGTTTGGGTCTTCCGGTGTTTCGATTCTATGATAAGGACAATGCAGAGGCAGTTACTTTGACGGGTGTTGATATCATTAAAACTGCGAGTAAATCGGTCAATCAGTATTATAAGTCGGTAATAAAAGATGGCGTTAACACAGACTATGTTATCTATGTGGACACCGATTCGTGTTTTGCTAGTGCATTGCCTATCATTCAGAAGACTATGCCTGATCTTGATACCAACGATGAAAAGAAGATGACCGAGGCTATTTTGAAAGTATGTGGTGAAACTCAGTCGTATGTGAACACAATGTTCACAATCATGGCAAAACGAATGTTTAATGTTGAACGACATCGTTTTGATGCAAAACAGGAAGTTATTGCTAAGACAAGTTTTTGGCTTGCTAAGAAACGTTATTGTCAGTTAATCATCAACAAGGGCGGACTTGTATGTGATGAATTAGAAGTCAAAGGAATCGACGTGGTTAGAACATCGTTTCCTGCCAAGTTCAGAACGTTCATGGGATCATTTTTGATTGATATCCTAAAGAAGGTTGATAGGACGGTGATTGACAAGAACATTTTGGATTTTAAAGCATCCATGAAAGATTTGAGTGTGGTTGATATTGCAAAGAACACCAGTGTCAAGTTTCATAGTGGAGACAAAAAGAAAGACTATAATCCAAAGAAGCGTCAACCGTTTCAAATGATTGGAGGAGCACCTGCACAAGTAAAGGCAGCTTTAGGGTACAATGACTTGTTGGATCAGTTTGATCTTACCAAGATTATTCCTCCAATTTTTCATGGACAAAAAATCAAGTGGGTTTATGTAAAACGAAACGAGTATGGAATTGAATGTATTGCTTTGAAAGCAGACGGAACAGATCCAGATAAGATTCTACAGTTTATTGAGAAATACATCGACAGAGAAGCATTGTATGAACATGAGTTGAAGAGCAAATTGATTGATTTCTATGATGTTTTGAAGTGGGATTATCCAAGTGAAAATACCGCAGCTGCGTCGGAATTCTTTGATTTCTAATTTTCACGTGATTTCAATTTTTACAAAATAAGTTACACTATTTAAATCAGATGCAAACAAAAAGATTACAGCCAACATCGTGGAATATAACGACTGATGCTGTAAAAGAAGTTCAACCTGAGTCATTTAAACAAGTACAATCAATTAATGATTTCACGTTTATAATTCAAGGACCATATAATGTCGCTCATTTATCGATGTTGGATGATCTCAAAAAAGAAGGAAAAATTGTTTTGTCGTGTTACATGACCGATTTGGATAAAATCAAAGATCCAAGTGTGTATGACATGATACTATTAAATGATATTATAGACACAGACGTAGATAAAATTTATAACTATCATAACGTATATCACCAAACTAGAACTACCAAGAGAGCATTGTGTTCTATAAACACTGAGTATGCTGTAAAGTTTAGGTCTGATTCGTACTATTCTGGAATACCTTATGTAACTGATTGCATACGAAAAAACTCGGAAAAGTTATCTTGTATAACTATAGCCACCAATCCGGTGTGGCCATATCAGTTTTGTGATCATATAATGGCAGGAAAAACTAAAGATTTGAGAGATGCATTTGAAACGGCTGAGTCTATAATTCTAAATCAAGATTTTATATATGATGGAATTGATACTAGATTGTGTCCCGAAGTGTTACTTTTTGTATCGTGGTTTAAAAGCAAGAAAATAAAAGGCGATGAATTTGCATTTAATTATTGGATTGAATCTGATTCTAATTTAGATCCTAGAATGACGACCACAAATGGCAGAATAAACGTTGCGGTATATCAAAACTATATTGAGAATATAGTAAATAACATAAACATGTTAGACATCTGTAAAATGGAACCATTTTTTATTAAAAGTAATACTTTGGGAAAAACTTTTGACAAAGCTATCGATGTGATGTCAAGTAACAATGTTAATGATATGAATTCCTATATAAAAATATTTAGTTCTCATTACGGTGGATTTTTTCGTAAATCTCCAACTCTTTAAATACAATAAATTATGACTAAAAAAGTTATTGAGGTATGAAAATTGCTATATTGTTATCCGGTAGAACTGATAATTTTGAATCTGCGTATCAAACAAATATAAATACGTTGATACTACCTTTAATTAACGCTGGATATACTGTTGATATGTTCGCATCTATATGGGATGGACCATCAACCAAACTTTTGATTGACGTGTACGGTCCGTATTTGCGAGTTGTAGATGTAGAGAGTTTTACACCGTATACCTCTGCGGTTATGGAACCAATCAAAGAATATTCTCGACTTGCAAAACAATATGGGTTGGGAGAACAAAATCCTGATAATCAAATTTATTGGATGTACAAAATAAATCGTGCATTCAAAATTATGGAATTGTACGAAGAAAAAAATGGAAATTACGATTTGTACATTCGAAATCGACCTGATGTATCACTATCACGGCCTATAGATTTATCTCTCATTGACCAAATCAACGATAAAACAATTGTGACACATGTGGATCAAATTGTTCATTTTATAGATGGTCAGAGAAGAAATGTACGTGTAGATGAAGTAGTTTCAGGTGGATACCTATATGGTTGTGCAAATGGATGGGTTGATGATAATTTTTGTCTTGCCAAAAAGGATGTGTTTAGGTTATATTGTGGATTATATCAAAACATAGTTGAGTTAACAACTAAATACGAGTCTGCTATAGTGCACATAATTCTGCAAAAAGAATTTGAACGACTTGGAATAAAAACAGTTAAACCAAATTCTACACTTCAATTTTTTAGACCAGACGGTGGTTGGGAATATTTTGCATATATGTTCGATACGTTCGATCCAGTAAAAAATACATGGTGATTGTGAATTTCAGTGTAGACTACATTTATGATTAAACTAATAGTATTTGATCTTGACGGGGTGTTGGTGGAAACCAAAGAATTACATTTTCACGCATTAAATCGAGCGTTGATATCTGTAGACCCAAAGTATGTTATAACAGAAAAAGAACATCTTTCCAAGTATGACGGTATGAGTACCCGCAAAAAGTTAAAATTGCTTACCAAGGAAAAAGGTTTATCATCTGAATACTACGACAAAATTTGGGAAGACAAACAACATTACACTTTTGAATTGTTGAAAGAGTTAAAAACAGATTACAGAATATCTGAAATTCTTAGTAGACTTAAAAAAGACAAGTACATTGTTTCGGTTGCAAGTAATAGTATTAGAGATACTGTAAAAATAACTTTGTTAAGGTTGGGATTTCTTGAGTATGTTGATTTCTTTTTATCAAATCAAGATGTAAAAAACCCAAAACCAAATCCGGAAATCTATCTTAAATCGATGATCGAAGCAGGAGTATCACCGAAAGAAACGATGATTATTGAAGATAGTGTGATAGGAAGACACTCCGCGAATGAAAGTGGAGGATATCTATATGGAATAAATAATCCAAAAGAAGTAGTTTATGAAAACATAATAAACTATGTAAACAGCATCAATATGAATTACAAAAAGCCCAAATGGCAAGGAGGAAAAATGAATGTTTTAATACCAATGGCAGGCGCAGGTAGTAGATTTGAAAAAGCAGGATACACGTTTCCAAAACCTCTGATTGAGGTCCGTGGAAAGCCAATGATTCAATGGGTCGTTGACAATTTAAATATTGAAGCCAAATACATCTTCATAGTACAGAAGAGTCATTTTGAAAAGTATAATCTCAAAGACACACTATCTAATTTTTGTCCGAATAGTGAAATTATACAGATCGATGGAATCACAGAAGGAGCTGCATGTACAACGCTTCTAGCAAAACAATATGTTGACAACAACGAACCGTTGATTATAGCTAACAGTGATCAATTTTTAGAATGGAATAGTGATGAGTATATGTATAGCTGTTCTACTAGTAATATTGACGCGAACATACTTACATTCAAAGCAACTCACCCAAAATGGAGTTTTGTCAAATTGAATGAAATGGGGCATGTGACAGAAGTAGCAGAAAAACGTCCTATAAGTGACGTGGCAACCGCAGGCATATACTATTGGAGGCGTGGAAGCGATTACGTAAAGTATGCCGAACAGATGATTGAAAAAAACATTAGAGTGAACAATGAATTTTATGTTGCACCTGTGTTCAATGAAGCTATTGGTGATGGCAAGAAGATTAGTACGTTTAACATTGAAAAGATGTGGGGACTTGGAACTCCGGAAGACTTGGAACATTTTTTAAAAAATTATGAAAAACACTGAATATCATTCCAATTGGCAAAGCAATCGTATTAAATTTTTGGTCGATACTTATGGGCCGGGATTTTTTGAAAACAAAAAAATACTAGAACTTGGTTCTTACAATGGATATATTGGAAATTATTTTAGAGAAATATATGGAGCCAAGGTTTTTAGTGTTGAAGGTCGGGCTGACAACTCTAAACAGATCAAGGAAAATTATCCTGAACTATCTGTAATAACATACGATCTTGATACGCCCGATTGGGCATTTTCAAAATTTGATATAATAATAAATTTTGGATTATTCTATCATTTACATAATCACCATAAATCACATTTGGTTAATTGTATAAAAAATTGTACAATAATGTTTTTTGAAACTGTAACATTTGATAGTGATGTAAATGAACTATTCTTTAGAAGAGAAGACGGATTTGATCAATCATTGAGCTATTATGGTGGAACACCAAGTACATCATTTGTTGAGAATATATTTAATGAACAACAATGTAAATTTCAAAAAATTGTTGATGGTAAATTAAATGGTGATGGTCACACATATGATTGGCCCGATTTGAATTCAAAAGTATACATAGACAATGCAAGACGGTTTTGGATTGTGAATAATCCATGAAATTAATATCTCATAGAGGCAATTTAAACGGTCCTAATTCATCCAAAGAAAATCATCCTTCATATATCAATGATGCACTAAAATCGGGATATGACGTTGAAATCGATGTGTGGTTCGTTGAAGATCTATATTGGTTGGGTCACGATTTTCCTCAATATTCTATAATCAACTACGATAGGTTTCTACTGAATCCACGACTTTGGGTTCATGCCAAGAATCCACAAGCTTATTATAACCTGTTACAGGACAGTGCTATAAACGTTTTCTGGCATACTACAGAAGATTTTGTTCTCACAAGCAAAGGAGATCTATGGACGTATCCAAAGAAGCAATTGTTTCCCGGCAGCATATGTGTGATGCCTGAAATGGGATGGTTAGGAGACGTGGATCAGTGTAAAGCCGTTTGTACGGATTTCGTTCACGAATGGGAATCTCACTATAAATAATAGACAACGTGTATCTTACGTTGTATACTACAGAAAGTAAAAGTTACGATTATGACAAAGACAAATCTACAAAAATTCATTACCAAGTATTCCCTCAAGGGAACCATTAACGCAGTCAAGTGGGGCGTAGCCTCCGCTGATAAGACATTGAATGTCAAAGCAATCACAGAAGACAAAACTCTTCTTGTTGATATTGTTTGGAACAATTTTGTTGACATTGACAAGGACATTGAAATCGGCGTGTATGAGACAGACAAGTTGGAAAAGATGTTGAAGGCTCTATCCGAGGAAATTACAGTTGAAGTCAATGATGTTGATGGAAAGATTACATCTCTAGGATTGTCCGACAAAAACACTGAGATTCAGTTTATGACAGCTGAATTGTCTGTTATTCCCAAGTCCTCTTCGTTGAAGAAGACTCCTCCATATGAGGTTGAAATCGAATTGACCAAGGATTTCACATCCAAGTTCAAGAGCGCAAAGGATGCTTTGTCTGATGAAGAGAAGCTTACCTTTTTGATGGGAAAGAAGTCCAAGAAGATTCAAATGGTGTTGGGCTACTCTTCTATCAACAGCAATCGTATCACGTTGGATGTTCCTGCTCTAGACGGCAAGGATTCAATCAAAACCGAATTGAGTTTCAATGCCAACTATTTCAAGTCAATTTTGGATGCTAATGGAGACTGTGAAAACGCTGTTCTTCATGTCGCAGAGTCTGGACTGGCCTCAGTTCAGTTTGTTTGTGGTGATTTCACTGCTACATATCACATGACCAAGATTCAGTCTGCTGACTAATATACTATGACCGATCTATTTGAAGAGGAAGTGAGAGATGAACAACCTGTTCATAGTTTGTGGGTTGAGAAGTATCGTCCATCGGGGTTGGATAAGTATATTGGCAACGAACAACTTAAACAGACAGTAGACACGTTTCTTGAAAAGAACGACATTCCACATTTGTTGTTGTATGGTGGTGCTGGAACAGGAAAAACTACTTTGGCAAAGTTAATCACCAAGAACATCAACTGTGATGTTATTTACATCAACGCATCAGATGAAACGGGCGTTGACAATATTAGAAATCGTCTAAAGACGTTTGCGTCGTCTGCTGGATTTAAACCGCTTAAGGTTGTGATTCTTGACGAGGGAGACTATCTGTCTTCTGCTTCTCAGGCGTGTCTTCGTAACCTTATGGAGACGTTTTCAGCGTTTACTAGGTTCATTATTACTTGCAATTACTATGAGAAGATCATTCCGGCATTGATTTCACGATGTCAGGTTTATCAAATCAATCCTATTTCAAAGAAAGAGGTTGCGGTTCATTTGACCAAGATTCTTGATACTGAGAAGGTGAGTTACACACCCGATGACATTGGATATATTGTTAACACGTATTATCCTGACATTCGTAAGGTGATCAATTTTTCTCAACAGAGCGTTGTGAATGGAAAGATCAAGATTGCTAAAGAAAATGCTGCAAAAACTGATATTCATGAAAAGTTGATTTTTCAACTCAAGAATGGAATTGGAAAACCTTCGGCGTTCAACGAGATCCGACAATTTATTGCTGACGCTGACATCAATCAGTTTGATGAGTATTTTGAGTTGTTGTATAACAAGGTGGATGAATATGCTCCCGGAAAACAAGTGATTGCTACGGTTATTATTGCTGAGTATATGTATCAGAGTGCATTGGTGGTTGGTGCTTTGAAAGAAGTATCGTTCATGGCATGTATCAGTAAACTGTTGACGGATCTACGTAAATGAAGACTATAGATAAAATCAAAAAACAATATGAAAAACGCAAGTGGTTCAATCGTATTGAAAATGGGTTTTACAAAAAAGAGTATGTGATTTACGCTAATTACTATCCATACACTGAAGACGATGAAGTTCTTAGTTTTGCAAAAAGTATGGGGATTAAAATAAATGTAAAAGTTCTTGGGTGATTATGTATATGTGTTATGGTTGAAATACACGTTGATGAAGCTTATGCGTTTGATATTCTGAGTATTTACGATGTGAAAATTCGTAACTGTAAAGATCCGTTTAAGGTTGATATAAGCAAAGATGCATACAAAAAGCTCTATGTCGATTTGGCAAAGAGTATTGGGTCTGCTAGAATGATTGACATTATCCAATCAGACGAGTATAAACATTTGCGTTATGCAAATGAGAAGACATTCTATTTGGTGGACACAATTCGTGCTAGTGATGAAGTGTCTATTGGGAAAGACATTGATAATACAAACATGGATCGGTTCTTTTGTAAGAAGAAACTGCAAGAGAAATTTTTTGATGGAAAACTAATTGAGGTAAAAACACAATATGAATAAAAGAGCGATACTAAAACAACTGTGGGATACTTGGGCAAAAAAAGAATGGTTCAAGTATGCCAATTATGAAAACGAACAATCCAACAAGATTATTGTTGACGTACACTACTATCCTACACTAGAAATGCCACAGTTTCGTATTTTTATGGGAAAATATCCAGAAATTCAATATGAAGTTAAGGCTGTAAAACAAGACTGATGTTATGATTATATCGTATGATGACTAATAATTTCGATATCCTTCCAACAATCGTTAGAAAAATATACTCACCGGCAGTTGTAAATGATCGTCTAATATACAAACACGACAAGATTGTGTTTGTCGGTATTGCCGGAACGTGCGGATATTCTATTCTAGCAAAAGACACGGTTTTGTCTCTTAGAAAAGAAGGATATTTGGTAAACTATCTGCCATACGGAAATGAAAACGTCGAACATGACAAAGGGTTTTATGATGAAATCTATACAGATCAATTTGACGAGGCTGAATCGACGTGTTATATCATCAATACCCCTCCTTTTATATTTGAAACACTCTATCGAGATTTTTTATCTGAAAGAGTAAAAAACAAAGCCGTATATGGATTTCCACTATGGGAGTCTGAATATGTGCATCCCGATTATATTCGTCAAATAAACCAGTATTGTACTGGACTTATTGTTTGTTCGGAATGGAATAAGACAACATTTCTTGAATGTGGGGTGACAAGAAACATTGAATTGAAAAAATATAACCCTAGATTGCCAGAAAAACTGACGGATAGATTGGAGTCTATAAAGTTTGTAGAAAGTAATTCGGTGTTATATGGTAAAACTAATTGTTTACAGTCATCGTTAAATTACTATAGCATCGGGCAATGGACGCAGCGAAAAGGAGTGACAGAAACGATAGAATATTTTTGTGAATCATTTCAGTCGAACGAAAACGTTGCACTGATACTAAAAACGAATTACCTTCATCATAACGAATTCGACATTAACATCTGTCATGATAGAATCAAATCTATTGTAGCCAAATATCCAAACTGTCCACCGATATATTTGATAACCAAACAGTTATCAAATACAGAATTGTACAACATACACTCTGCTGGCGATGTATATCTTTCAATGACGAAATCTGAAGGAATAGGATTGGGCGCATTAGCTGCTGCAAACTATAAAAAACAAGTAATCATTACAGGATATGGTGCACAAAAAGAGTATCTGAATCAATTTGAAGGCATTCATTTTGTGGAGTATAAACTGCATCCTGCTGAAGACGATTTGAACTTCGGTATGGATCTTGACAATCAGTTTTGGTCACATCCAGATAAAGATAGTGCTATCACAGCCATAAAAACTACGTACAAAAGTCGTGTGGAGAAAAAAGAAGTCGCAAGCATGAACAACATTGTATATTTGGGTAGAGGTTGGTACGCAAAAGAAAAAAATGAAAACGGATTGGTCTACAGGTGGACTAGCATTGCGTCTGAAATTTTTGTTGTCAACAAAGATGGATGGGAAACACTCAATATTACGACCACAAATCAATACACAGATAAAGTGATTGTATTTTTGGTAAAACGAAAGAACAAACATGAATATGAATCTGTCCACGAACAACAATACAGCATAGGACAATTGGTTAATGTTACCATTTCTCTTGATAACGTCGAAGAAATAAAGATTGTAAGTGATTGCTTTTGTCCATCCGAAGTAAATCTAAGCGAAGACAAGAGAAAATTGTCATTGTACATCAACGAGTTTGTATTTGGTCGTAATGAAAATTCGTATGTTCACCAATTGAGGGATATTAAAGATGTGCCGCTTGACATCATAAGCCCTAAAATCTTGGTGGACAAAACGGATGCCTACTTTCAAATGCATAACACAACGCCATTTGAAGCCACGGTTAATAATGTAACGGTGTTGATCACATGTCACGGTGACAGAGTAAACTTCGGAAAGCGAGCATACTCGTCGGTGTTGGAATCTGGTATAAAAAACGTGGTACTTGTAGTATCAGGAAACAATCAAGAATACATTGATTGGGCAGTCAGTCTAAATGATGAACAGAAAAAGTCTGTGGTCATTATCAACGAAGACAAATCTAATAATCTATGTTGGATTGAGGGATTACGTGTTATTAACACCAAGTGGTCTATCATACTACACGACGATGATATTCTAACCAAAAACATCACCGATGAACTTTCATACTTGAATGAAACACACTCATTTGGAATATGGAATGGTGTAGTAGAAATAACACCGTCCGACCAAATTGAAGAAAATAAAACCATAGATTTGTGTGTGCGCAGAGGAACATATTCTACAAAGGTGGTTCGCGATCTCATTCAGAAATATCCTCTGACTATTTCCCCTATTCACGGTGTATTTCCTACTAAGAAATTGATTGACTGTTTATCAAAATGGGAAACTGAATTTGGAAACAATACTGAATTCTACAAACGACCTACGTTCGTGGTAGGAAACGATATATTCATATGGTTGTATTTTACCGAAAACAAAAGCGATATATGTTTTATAACACCGACCGTATGTTCCAAATGTGTAGCGCATATAGAAAGTGCAACTATTGTTGATTTGAATTCAGAAAAGTCATTCAAACAGATATACTCCAAGGTAAAAGACTTCTACATCAAGAAGACTATTACTAACGGAATGATTTTGTATTTGCCTGATCTGAGTAAAAAACATTTGATGTGTTTAGATAATTTTAGAGACTACCACATGTCACAATACAATGTGCCTGTAGTAGTATACTCCGACACTGAACTTGATATTCCATCAAAATATAACGTCAAGTTTGTAAAGATCGATAAAATTCCATATATGAACGCCGGAATTCATGAGAGATCAAACAAGTATTCGTTCTGGTCATTTGTAGATGGACTCAAAATTGCAAGAGATTTGGGATGGAACTACTTTTTTGGATATGAGTGGGACTGTAAAGTAGGAAGTGATTATTGGTATGATACACTGTGGCAAGAACATCTATCATGGCCATATGATCCGATTGTAACAGGCACACCTGTAATGAAATGTCCATCACTATGTTCTGGAAACATGATGATGGGAACTACAGATTATCGATACAACTACGCAAAACAGTGCAAAGTAGATATGTTAGTCGAAGATATATCGGATTTTGCAATCTATACTAATGGAGCATTGACATTCTATAACACTGATAAAACAATTGGGTATTTTTCATCCGAAGTGAACGGTTTGATTACTGACAAATCAAATCATGTAAACCAAACAGGACCGTGGGATTATTGTCTTGGTGTTAGAATCATGAAAGATTTAAAAGAAAATGCATTCAAACACGTTGGGTGGTTACCATCTTCATATTCAGGATGCAGTGACAACTTCTATAGTCAAGATCAAAGAAACTATATGTTGAAATCCAAAATGAAGGTGGCAATTCATCAATACAAGTATTCAGACTAAATATGAACATCTATACATTTTATGAAAACTTGACTCCTGTCAACCATGAGAATAAATTGCTTCTGGAGCTTTGGAAAAAGAGTTGGACATATAATGGATGGAATCCAATCGTGTTGAGTTTGGAAGATTCTAAGAAAAATCCAAGATATCAACAGTTTTATGACATTTGTAATACATTTCCAACCATCAACCAAAAACAATATGAAATGATATGTTACCTCCGATGGCTTGCAATGGAGAATAAAAGAGGATGGTGTACCGATTATGATGTAATTAATTACTCGTTCAAACCTATAAGTTTTGGAGAACAAACGGTATCAGCAACAGGTAGCATGGGTGGATCTACCATTTATGGAAACGAACATTTCTACAAAAATGTTGTAGAAACAATCACAAGTTATGTTCCCGACGAAACGGATGGATTTGAATCAGATGGAGTTTTTACGCCTCATGTATCGGATTTGTACATAATGGACAAAAAGTTCAAAGCCGAAACTGTGTGTTTGGTGGAACATCGATACAATACATCGGGATATGAGACCTCTCCATTGGTACATTATGCTAATTCGTATATAAACCGAAGTGGAACAACAAGACTGAAAGCTATATTCAAAGACCAACGAAGTAATATTTTTTATGAATCAAATTGAAAAAACGGAAAGATACACTCTGTTTAACGAACACATCTTTGATTTATTTGGTTTTTTCGAACTGGAACAAGATCAGAACGGAACAAAGTTCAGATGGACAGAAGGAGTATTCAAAGTAAAACCACAAGTAGTGGTAAAGAATGTATGTATTCATTTCATAAGTTTGTTTAACAGTCCTTTTGTTGTCTTCGTTGAGAACGAAACAAAAAACATAAAGACGGAACTATTTGTAGAGGCAGGAAAAGAATACGTGTTGAGTATTCCTGTTGTGGATAAGCCAACAATTTCTTTTTATACTCAATTTCACGTTCCAAACATAAACGGTGATACTCGTGATCTAGCCGTCCGTGTTAAAAACTTGTTTCCGTCCACACTTGATATAGATAACGTTGAGTTTGTAGATGTAAAAGATATCGAATCAATAAAAATTAAAGAAACCGATGACTGGGAGTCTAGAAAAGTTCATTTCATGGAGATCGAGGTTTCAAAACAGAAACCTGACGTTGAGATAGTTCCGTTCAATTATACAGATCGTAATTTTCAGTTCAATTCATGTATATTCCAATTCAATCAAAAGACTTACATACTCACTCGCAACTTTGTAAAATTGTTACGTAATGTTTCAGTGAATAAATTGCGTCTTTATGAATTTGAGACTATGAAAGAAATTGATTTAATCATAAACTCAACTTATGAAGATGAACAATATGAAGATCCTCGAGCATTTGTTCATAATAATCGGGTGTATGTAAGTTGTGCAAATCATATTTATGGAGATAGATCCTTGATTCATCAGAAGATATTAGTTTTTGATGAAAACTTCAAACATGTTGATATTATTTCAATACGATATGGAAAAAACGGAAAATCGATATTAGAAAACATCGGTGTAGAAAAAAATTGGACATTCTTTGTACAAGACGATAAACTAATGTGTATATACAAAATATCTCCACACACGGTTTTGCATCTTGATTGGGATGGAGATGTAATTTGTGAATACAAAACCCATTTTGATGTAAAGTCTAAATGGATTTGCGGAGAGTGTAGAGGCGGAACAAATCCTATACTGAAGGATGGCCTTTATCATTCTTTTTTCCATAGTAGTGTTCCGTGGAAACGTGCTCGTAGACGTTATGTAATGGGTAAATACTCGTTTGAACCTATTGCGCCGTATCGAATTGTAAACATATCAAATGAACCTATATTGTGGGGAAATGAATCAGATCAAATGATTTTTCCAAATCATAACCCACTCGTCATATTTCCATGTGGATCTATCATTGATGATCAGAATAGGTTTGTTGTCAGTTTTGGTTTGAATGATGAGAAAACGGGCATTATAAAACTATGAAATTTGAAAATCTAAAAAGACAAGTATTGTTTGTGGTGTTGACGTGTGAAAAATATGACACGCGAATCAATACATACAGAGACACTATTGGTGAGTTTGTAGATTGTATCTTTGCATCGGACCACGAAGATGTACATCGCAACATCATAAAAACATCAGAAAAAAAAGACTATACAAGCGCTGAAGAAAAACAAATCAACATCACAAATATGTTGATTACACTTAGGTCCAATTGTGGGAAATATCTGTTAGATACTTACAATTGGATCTTTTTTTGTGATTGTGACACGTTTGTTGATTTATTAACTTTTGAAAAATCCATGCCTTCACTAGATGAAAGATTTGTGTATGGACTTATCATAAACAAAACGATATCAATTGAAAACCCAATATTCACAGATCCGCATGTTCCTAATAACTTTGAATATTTATCCGGAGGAGGTGGGTTTTTGGTACATTCAAATATCATACGTAAACTTGTTCCATTCAAAAATTACCAAACTGGATCAGCGGATGTGTCAATGAGTCTAAACTTGTACCACAACCAAATTCAAATCAAACAATACGAACTCAGTGTACAACATTTGAATTGCATGGATGCAATAAAAGCTACCGGGTCGCCAATACTAGAAATAAACAGTGCAATGCGACACTTAAACCAAAAAATAAATGTTGAAAGAATATAAAAAACATGACTAAATTACCAAAAATGTTTTGTCTCACATTAAAAGAGACCCATGTTCGTAGACAATACGCTGAAGATCATTTCAAACAACATGGTTTGGACGTGACTTTTTTTGAAGGAATTCACGGAAAACAATTTGGACTTAATACAGTAATTCCTTATATGGATGATCAACCCGAATGGAAATTGGGCGATGGACCTCAATATTACATTACACAAGGACACGTGGGTTGTATTCTATCACATTATATGTTATGGAAAACTATTAGTTATTTGCCAGATGACGAGTATCTTATATTTGAAGATGATGTGGTTCTATGTGACAACTTTAAAGAGAAGTTACTTGATTACAAATCACGATTGCCTGACGATTGGCAGTATGTGTTTGTAGGACATTGTTGTCTTGTGGACGAATCATGTAGATATAAGCAGGCTGATAATATTTATACAACATCACATCCTCCTATGTGTACACATGCGTATATGATTAAAAAGGAGTCAACAAAAGTATTGATTGAAACAAACAGTATAGCATGGTCACATATTGATATTCAGATACAAAAACGAACATTGTGGGATCGGAAATTAAAGTATTATGTATGTTTACCAGCTCTCGCCGAACAAATCTCTATCAATTGGCCAACCGATCCAAACTTTAAATCACTGACATCATGATAAATCCGATATTCTGAAGTGCAATAGTTTATGATTGTTGTAATTGTCATAAACTGATGGGGAAAAATGGAGAATAAAAAATTGGAGAATGAAGATGTGTGCTTTTGCCTGGTATAGACGTTGCAACTTTTCGACTTTTTGATCTGAGTTCTATAAACGTACAATAATCCCAACAACCATTGGGTGTTAAATGTATGTTTTTAAACCACACATCACGATCTTCACGCAATGTCCGTCTTGAACATGCAAATGTGCCGGTTGTAGAATTGGTATACTTCCAATGGCTATTATCCGTCATGAATAACGTAGTTACTTCGCCAAGAGACGTGATTTCTGGGTTTTTATGAGGATGTTGATTATATTTGTCTGGATGATCGTACAAAGTAACATATTCAGAATGTTGTAAACCCTCATGAATCAGTATATCCGATTTTTCCAAATGAAAATAGTCGTCTTCCACCAGATATAATTCTTCATCGTCGGAGAAATTGTCTATGCAAAAATTGATTTTGTCTATCATCCATTGTTGTCTTCCTCTAACTTTGTTTTCTAAGTATTTTGGGTTGAACGACTGTATAAACCGTGTTAAACCGTCACTTAAACCGTCACCGAGAACGTATATGTTGTGACTTTTAAACGAGGAAAACAAATTTTCACATACTTTTTCTTTCGAAAACTTAGAATTTGTATTTTCACAAATAGATAATATAATATTCATATTAAATAAATACGGTGTATATCTCGTAAAATAAAAGTATTTGGGGTTTTGCCGATATTTAACGTGCGGGTATGAAAAAAATCATCTATTTCGGTATATATGGGATATTTATAGGCTATGACCTATAAAGACTTCTTCAAAGAAAATAACATGAGTCAGGTATCTGTTGGAGGAATGGCATCCATGTCAGGACATACCGGCACATATGCGTCTCCAGATGTTACACAGAATCCCGGTTCGTTTCCTGCCGACAGTTCCAAGGTAAACATCGTTTCACCTGTGGATCAAGACGTTAAATCCAAGATTGACCCAGAACAATACAAGAAAGATGTTGACGCAGTTAAACAAAAAGTATCTCCAGACGATATTATTCAAGGTATGGAGTATGAAATGAAAAAACAGATTTACAAGAACAAGATGTCTGCAAAGGAAACTGTAGTCAAAAACTTGAAAGTAAACCCACGTCATTATCGTGATCTTGGAATGTTGGGTATGACTCCTGACATGATGAATGAGTCTTATGAACCACTTTTGCTTGAAGAAGAAGATCTAAATGAGAAGTTGAATCTTCGGGCTGACCGGGCGAACAATAAAATTGTAGTAATATCTACATTGGAAAATACGAGAGAAGCAGGAAATGAAACGTATCGTAATAAAGATGCGTTAAAAGGAAATGGTTTTAGATGGGATTCAACCATTACTGCGTGGACTATTGATGCTAATAAATTTGACGTAGCAACATCGGTTATTCGATACATCAATTCGGGATACAAGTGGGATGTAAAAAAGAATACATGGATCGAACCATCGGGTGATTCCAAATTAGAAGATTTGATTCAAAAGATAGAAGATCTTCCTGATTTTGTGATAGGCGATGCTAATATCAGTAAAAATCAACAACTTGCAATTAAGATTGACGGGTTTATTAAACAACTTGCTGATGCTGTACACGGTGCATCTACTAGTGGTCAGGTTGCAGAATATTTAAGATTTAGTAAAAGATTTAGAAAGTATAGTTTAAACAACTCATTGTTGATTTTCATTCAAAAACCAAATTCAACTCATGTTGCTGGATTCAATGCGTGGAAAAAGATGGGAGTAACAGTAAAAAAAGGCGCAACTGCAATTTATATTTACGCTCCCATCACTAAGAAGGAAGATGATGTTAAGTCTGGAGATCAAGGACTTGACACTGAAATTACAAAGAGAAATTCAATGTATTTCAGAGCCGTTCCGGTTTTTGATATTAGTGACACAGACGCAGAAGAAAAAGGTATTAACGCACAGAAGCCAGAATGGCACGATCCAAATACTCCAAGTGAAGTTGCGGATAAAATACTTGAATGTGCATTGGAATTTTGTAAAGACAAAGGTATCAAGATTACCCACTCCGATGCAAAGGGCGGAGAAATGGGATGGGCAATGGGAGACCACATCAATTTGACAAGCAATATTGCAGGTGTCAATAAACTTGCTACATTAATACATGAAATTGCTCACTCACTATTACACTTTAAAGGTAGTTCTGTATTTTTTGGTGATGAATATACTCTTAAGTTGACAAGACCTCAAGCAGAACTTCAAGCTGAATCAATTTCATATACAGTATTGAAGAACTATGATCTTCCAGTGACACATCAAGCAACATATCTTGCTTTATGGCACGCTGATAAAGATGCGGTCATCAAGAACATGACTATTATCAAGAAGGTAGCTAATTTTATTATCGATGGTATTGATGCTGTTGTTAATGATAAACAAAAAGAACAACCAATGAACGAAAATTCAGACCAAAATCAGGCAATCAATCAAATTTTGAAAGATCTTCAAGATCAATCCAAAAACAAAGAGCGAACACAACAAAAATACGGTAACTTTGAAGCAATTAAAAAGTTGATGGAAGAAAAGTGGGAAGAAAAGAGAAAGAAACGTCATTATGGATTCTAACTTAAAAGGCGATTGGTATATTGTTGGATCCCAAAAAACAATGCAAGATCCATTGATTGGTCATCCAGCTATGAAAGGTCGTAGATGGCAAATTGATTATGCATATCCTTCAAATGGATATGATAAAATGAAACAAGCTGAAAAAGAAGCCTCAAAGTACAAAAACGAGAACAATCCTAACACAATATGAAGTATACTGACTTTTTCATACATGAAGTAGCTTCGGGTGAACCTGTCAAATTGACAGGTGGTGTGGGTGATGCAACTGCGCCATCTCAAGTTGATCCAACTGAATTGGCTATGGGTGTTACCGTTGAAATGGAACACACAACCGATCCTGATGTTGCAACCGAAATCGCTTTGGACCATCTAACTGAGGTTCCAAACTATTATTCACAATTGAAAAAGGCAGGACTTGCAAAAGAACTCGATGCATGTGGCAATCCGTCTGGCCTCGGAGATCCAAGTCATCCTATTAACGACAAACCACGATTGGGTACAGTTGCAACTGCCACCGCAGGCAATAACATAGTGAAGTTTGACAAAACACCCAATGGGTCGATTGATGGTAGACGCGATGATCCTCCTATTGTCAACAAAGATACAACCGTTGATATTGAGATTCCAGACGAAGAGAAACAATCTCTTACTCAACTTTTTAAAGAATCGTTGCTGTCTGAAAAAAACGTTCCTACCAATAAACCACTGTGGTCACGTGCTAAATCAGCAGCACGTAGTAAATTCAAAGTGTATCCGAGTGCATATGCAAATGGTTGGGCGGTTCAATGGTATAAGAAACATGGTGGTGGTTGGAGAAAAACCAAGAAAAAACATAAGAAAAAACATAAGAAAAAATGATCAAACTAGCTGACATAGCAAAATCAATACTCAAAGAAGGTGGTAAGTTGTTTGGTCCTGATGCCGACAGAGTTACCACAGATGAAATGTATAGTGTTTTTGATGAGATCAAACATAAGTTGGTAAAGAAGTTTACCCGATTTAATTTGTCAATTAAACTTGCATCACGTGCTGATCATGGAGATGTGGACATTATCGTGTTGTCAAAACAAGGACAAAAAACCAAAGATACGGTGTTGTCAACTCTACAAAACAACATTGTAAAAGACGAAAACAACGTTCTCCGTATCGATTCAAACGGAAACATCTTTTCCATTTTATATATTCCAGATAAGTTGGACAAACATGTTCACGTTGATTTTATCAGTGCGGCTGATGAAGCTGATTTTGAAACCAAAGAAAACTATTTGGCGTACAATGATTTTTCAGGAATGGTGGGTGTCATGTCACGCAAACTCCATTTCAAATATGGGACTGAGGGATTTTTCAAGATCTTCACCGACAACAAGAATCAAAACCATGACATTTTGATTACCAAAAACCTACGTGACGGATTGAAGATATTGGGCTTTCGTAATGTGGATACCAATTTCTCTAATATTCGCAGCGAAGATGACATCATTGAATTTATCAAAACATCACCGTTGTTTGACGTTCGTCAGTTTACGACCGATCTGAATCACGGCGATTTGAAGAAAATGAGAAGCGCACGTAAAAGTGCTCAATATATTCGTGATGAACTAATCAAGAGCAATCAACATCGTACTATTGAAGATGAGGATCACTTTTTCAAACAATTGAATCCACAGAAATACGAGGAAGTGGAACTTGAAAAAAAGAAAATCAACGCCCCCATCATCAATAACGTAAAGTACACGGGAGATTGGATCATAAAGACGTTCAATTTGAAGCCAGGCCCCGTTATAGGACGTATTAAAGACTTTTTGACACAAACATACGGCGATCAACTTGAAATCGTTTCTGACGAACAGGTGATTGCATCCGTTAAACAATATTTATCTAAAGTATGACTCAAGTTACAAAAAAACAATGGTCGGACAGTCAATCAACGGGATTTGGCGATACAGATCATCCAATCAATCATGATACTAAACATGTTCATCCTCTTATAACAACTTCTATGAAAGAAAATGCAGAAATGGCTTTGAGTGACCTTACCAAGATCGTCAAATACAGTCAAGAACTTCAATCAATGTTTTCGGTCAACGACAACCTCGAAGATTGGGTAAAGGCAAAGTTGAATTATGCGGGTGATTATGTTTCAGCCGTGAAAGATTACTTGAAGTTCTATCAAAGTGAGAGGCAATTGGGATCCGATGACAAATCGATCAATGAAAAGTGGTCGATGCATTATAAGAAGAGTATCAGTTGTGACAACCCAAAAGGATTTAGTCAAAAAGCACATTGTAGAGCACGTAAATTGAGACAGTCGGGTCATGACACCAAGAGCAAGCCTGTAAAGGAATTGTACAAAGAGGTAATGAAGGATTTGATTGAAGAAGTCAATAGTAGCATGGCTATGGGTACTTTGAAACAACTCAACAGTGATGCTCAAGAACTTCAATCAATGTTGAAACCAGAAACTCAATTGGAAGATTGGGTAAAATATAAACTTAACATAGCAGGAGAATATTTGGATGATGTATATCATTATTTAAATCAATTTGGCCCTGACGGCAGTGAATTAGAAGAGGGATTCAAAGACATTGCTCTAGCCGCTGCACTTGCTGCAGGCACGTTTTTTCCTGGATCCAAAGCAGTTGCAGGTGAACCAGTAAACCCCGCTGCCGTTGCCAAATCAAATAGTTCAAAAACAGAATTGGATCAATCATTTATTGATTATATCAAGTCGGCTGAAAATGCTGGTAAGACTGGTTATGATAAACAAAAGAAATTGTGGTTTTCTCACAAAAGTTTTGAAGGAGGTAGTGATACCATTGGATATGGACACAAAATTCAAACAGGAGAAGATTTTAGTAAAGGTATAACAGATTCACAAGCAGACGATCTATTGAAAAAGGACTTGGAGAAAGCAAAAGAACAAGTCTATAAAGAAATTGGAAGTCGTCAGTTAAACAAGAAACAATTGGAAATGTTTGTTGATTTCGTTTTCAATATGGGCACTCTCAAAAAGTTTCCAAAGTTTACACTTGCTGCGTTGAAAAATGATGAGTCAGGAATTAAATCTCAATACAAGAGATTTGCTGGAGGAAAAGAGTTAAAAGGTCGTAATGCTGCTTTTCTTGGGAGATTTTTGTCTGAGACTCTAAACGAACTGGATTATGAAGGTGGAGTTGGAATGCATGAATTTATGATGTTTTACGCTAAAGCATCACAAGATCAATGTGACCAATTAGAAGGGTGTATGAAAAATCAAGATATTCAATGTGTAAAAAATCTAATCACCAAAGTCACTAGCATGACAATGGATAAAATTCAAGAAGGATTTTATGCGGGATCTAAAAATTACTGGATCAGTCCATCTGGAAAAATGATTGATATTGACAAAGAAAAGTTTCCGTTGAGCGACCATGCAACTTGGGCAGTAGTAAATGTATTGGCGGAAGCTGATGCCGTATACGCAAATGCCAAAGGCAAAGATGTTAAATGGGTATATCAAAATTATTCCGGACAAACATCTGTGTATACTACGATGGTTGGTTATGGATATGTTCGATGTGTTGTAATGACCACAGGTCGTAGCGTGGCATTAGATTTTGCAGACCACACAGATGAGTGGAGAAAGTATCTTAGTAAATCTCAAGCATCTGCTGTAATCAAGTACGCAATAAATAAGGAGTATAAAGTAATCGTGGATATGACAAATACTGTTTTGTATGAACCACCAACGGAACCACCAACTGAGGATTGATTATGGATTTTTCTACACAAAACATGCCAGCATTTCAGAATTTTATGAGTCACGGCACCGAAATTGCTGCTTCTCAAAATGATCCTATTTATCAAATGTTGGTTCGTAGGAAAAAGAACGGAGAAGATACACAACTTCCTCCCACTCAAGAATTTCCACAAGAAGATATTGATGCTCTTTCTGATTTCTGTCAGAAGAATGGTATATTCGGATTCAATTTTGGAAGAATGAATCCAAAAGCAGCACTTATGATGTTGAAAAGTAAAATGGGAGTACCCATGCACAACGAAGTATCAGTTCAACAGACACGACAGTTGATCAAAGGTTAATATGGAAGACGAACTACTAAAGAAGACAGAACAGTTGGACGAAGATTTGTCCCAATGGTTCAGCAAAACCAATCCAAAAGGAAATTGGAAGGCTTTTAATACGTCCGGAAAGTCTGTTGGTGCGTGTGGATCACGTAAAGAAGGTCAACCATATGCTGCTTGTTTGGGAAACAAATACGCAGCTCGATTGAGATCCAAGGGTGGTAAGAAAGCAATAGGAAATTGGGTTCGTAGAAAACTGGCAGCCCAAAGAAAATCTGGACATGGAAAAAAAGGCGGAGGGGCGAGTGGAAGAAAGCCAGTACGTGTTAGTTACAAAGAATCTCTCAGAGAAGTGTTTGCGGTTCAAAATACAAATGCATTGAAACAAGATTTGATTCAATTTCTAAAAGGAGAATTTGAAAAGAGAAATTTAAAATCGACGCATACTGGTATTAGTACCACTGAGTATAAGCCCAACGATTGGTATGAAGATATTGCGGACAATGTTATCAATCGTATAGTTCAATATTTTGCGGTTACAAAAAGTCAAACTGAAAGAAATTTATGAAAATACAAAAAACAGTTACGGTGTTATCACTATCGTTTTTACTACTAATGTCTGGATGTACTACTTGGTGGCAGAAAAAGAATGAAAGTACAAGCAAAGTAGAGGTTGTAAAACAAGAAGTTCAAAAAGCCAAAGACGCTTTGAACGAAAACAACAAAGACAAAGTAAAAGAAGTTCAATCCACTGCATCTGGTGTGGATTATGCTCTTTCAAAAGTTACAAATGCACAACCGGCGGTGGTTGTTGCAAAAGAACTAAACGATAGAACTGTAAGTCTTGTAGGCGTTCCTAACATTGATGAAATTAACAAGATGAAACAGATAGTAGATAGTTTAACATCTGCCGTTAAAGAAGAACAAATACGTGGTCGCAGGATGTTATCTGATAAAGACAAAGAGATAAATCAAATTCAAGAAGAACGAGATCAACTCAAACAAGACCTTCAAGACAAAAACAAAGAACTTCAAAAAACAGCTGAAGATGTTGCAAAGAAATCAGATGAGTATAAAGAAACTGTCGATAAGGTCAACGGGTTTTTTGGGTTGGGTGCAATCTTTTACGGAGTCAAACGATTTGTCACTACGTGTCTAATTTTCATTTTGGTATTTGGATTGATATTTTTGATTCTTCGTATTTTGTCTAATACTAATCCTATTGCCAAAGCAGCGTTCATGGTATTTGATATGATTGGAGGCGCGGTGATTCACGCAGTCAAATCTATAATGCCAAACTCTTTGGGTGTTGCAAAAATTGTGGATCAATCACACTTGGACCTGTACAAAAATACACTGTCTAAAATTGTTGATTCGATTCAAGATCTCAAATCAAAAACAGAAGTCAGCAACAAGTCATACACTTTGGACGAACTTCTTGATATGTTGTCTAAGAACATGAATGATGTAGATAAAAACGTTATTGATGAACTCAAGAAAGATCTTCGCTGGAAGTAAATAAAGTTGTTACATTAAACTCCTGATGATAAGGTGATATGAATGGAACGTACGCAAAATATATTAACGTTCATTTTACCAGACTCATTAGTTATTCTCTGATATGAAATATTACATTATTGATAAACAAGTAAGCAATAAACCGGCGGTATTTAATTCTGTGCCGGATCTAGTAACCACGCTTGAACGTGTGGTTCAATATAAGTTCAAACTGAATAGAACACAGTATATGCAAAATCTCATTGATTTGGGATATGGAGCAGATGATTCTATTGGCCGCACATTTACGGAGTCGATGGCAGAATACGTTGAAATTGGAGTGATCAAGAATAATGGATCGTGTGTCAGATGTAATATTCATGAGGCAGCACATCACGCCAAATACATCAACGAGATGGGTCACTGACAATGGTCAACCTCAATATTCAGTGGAAAGATGCCTTTGAACATAAGATTGGCGATAAAGTTATGTGGAGACGAGAGTGGTTAATACCCACTGAATATCGCAATCCCTTTTTTGTCTATTGGAAGACCAACGGATTCAAATTGAAAGACCGTGGTTATGGCGTGTACAAAAAAGATCTAGACTGGTATTTGACGGAGACCAAACCTTCCGTAAAAGAGTTCAAAGAATTTGGTGTACAGACACCAACTCCGAAACAAATCGAAAAGGAAATTGAACTTCGTGAATACAAAGTAAAGAACGAAAACGGATTGCGTCCATGGCAGGTGACAAGCGTTTCGAAACTATGTTCTGTAATCAAGAAATGGGGATGTGCAATTGATGGAAGCGATGTGGGCGTTGGTAAAACCTACGTCGCATGCGGAGTTGCCCGTGAATTGGACATGGACATATTGATTGTGTGTCCAAAAGCGGTTATGGAGAGCTGGAGACGTGTTGTAGCCAATCATTTCAAGATGAAAGGCAAGTTGATTGGCATCATCAACTATGAACGATTGAGAATAGGCAGATCTGATTCAATGATCGCGTCATATGTTAAGAATCGAAAGACACACATTGAAGAGTTTCGATGGAAAATTCCCAAGTCTACATTGATTGTGTGGGATGAAAGTCAAAAGTTGAAAGGATCCAAGACTCAAAACAGTGAAGTGTGTCTAAATGCTCTGGAAGAAGGATACAAGATGTTGTTTTGTAGTGCTACTAATGCTACAAATCCATTGGAACTTCGTACTGTAGGTATGGCGCTTAAGTTGTTTGAAAACAACAAACAGTATTACAATTGGTTGTATGCTCATGGTGTAAGCAAAGGTAGATTTGGAATGCAGTTCAACGGAAATCCAGATGTGTTAAAGAAACTACACAAGGATATTTTTGTGGATAGAGGATTTCGTCTTACTAGAGATACCATTCCTAACTTTCCTGAGAGTCAGATTATTGCTGAATGTTATGACATGGAAGAAGATGCTCAGAAAAAAATCAATTCCATTTACCAAGAAATGGAAAGTGAACTGGCTAAACTTAGCAGTAAGATAAAGAAAGAAAAAAAAGATGGGGTCAGTGAA